CCGGTCTGCGTGATCAAGTGCCTAGAAAGAAGGGCGGGACCGTAGCCCCGCCCCAATGGCATCAGGTCGGGAAAGAACCGTAAATCGAGCGCCAGTTGTAGTAACCGAAGCTGTAACGTTCGTAACCTTTGACAAGAAGATTGTCAGTCGTGAAGTCGACTTGCATGTCGGTTTCGAACTTGATGCGTTCCATGTAGGAGAGGCCATCAATGTTCGTGAGCAGGAACCACGCGCGCGTCGAGGTCAGGTAGTCGTTGACCATGTAGCCTTCCGGGAGACCGCCTGCGGTCGAAAGAATAGCGTTCACGTCATTGTCTGCCGTACCGGGGCGCAGCTCGGTCTTCGTCAGGCGGATCGCCACCGGCTCAAGAGCGGGCGGGATAACCAGACGACGACCGCGAGCGAACACCTTCAGACCGGCCTGATCGCGGAAGTTCGTGCGGATGGCAATCATGCCAGCCAACAGCGTGCTTTCGTTCAGGTCGTAGGTGGCATAGTTCGAGATCGTGCCGCCATCAATCGGATGGCTGGCAGACACGAGAGCAACGCCGTCGCCGCCGACCGCCGAATTATAGGTGGTCGCGGTGTTCAGCACGTTGGCGCCGTAGATTTCCTTGGTCTGGGCAAAGGACTGCGTCAGGCCGAGGTTGGAAGGAGCGAACTGGCTCTTGTAGAGGTTGTCGTCAATGGCCTTGCGAGTGATCGCGTAGCCGAGGCCGATCTCAGTGTGCTCCTGATTGTAGACGAAGCGTTCGCCCGCCGAGTTGTCGAAAGCGGTCTGGCCACCTTCAGTCTTCAACTGGGCATAGCCAAGGAAACGCATCTCAGCGGTGCGCTCCAGAGCCATCTTGGAGTCATGCTTCGTAAAGATCTTGTCGTACTGGACAGGGATCTGTTCGTACTGACCTTCAACACCCCGGAGGCCGGGAAGGAGGAGGTCTTTAATGGCAGAAAGATTGACAGCCATGATACCTTACTCCTTACACGCCGGTGAAGTTGCGGGTAGCAACATTGTTGAGCGACACGATGGCCCAGTCATAGGCCTGCCCGTTGGCATAGGAGCCGGGGAAGGACGAGACGAAGGGCTGGTACACGCCGACGATCTTGAAGGGAGCGTTGACGTTGTAGGTCGCGGTGTTGATGGTGGTGGTGTCGAGATACGCGCCCGAGATGCCGTTGGCGGCATTGCCGGTGCCGATCGCGAAGCCGATGGTGGCATTGATGTCCGTGGGGAACGCAATGCCAGTGCTATCGGACTGGGCGATGAAGCGGGCGTTGGGATCGTTTACGATGTAGCCGGTGACATAATTGCCAGAGGCGACGTCAGAGCCGGGCCAGTAGTTCGACCACACGGTGCGCTTCTGCGCGACCGAAAGGTACTGACAGCCGACGAAAACGCCAGCGATGCCGAGGGCGGTGGGGGTGGCGCCGGTGGACGCGGCCTGAGCGACGGAACCGTCAGCCTGCTGCGTTACGGGGTCGCCGAAGTAAATCGCGGATGCGTTGTAGTCAATAACAACGGCGACCTGCTCATAGGTGGGAGCAGAACCATTGCCCTGATACTGACGGAAACCGAAAGGCGCATTGGTATTCGCCATGACGGGTTCTCCTTTTTACGGGAAAGCTCGTCACTTCACACCGGGGAAGCTCGGAAGCCGGGAGGTAGGCGAACCTCCCACGCCGGGGGGAGGTAAGGCACAATGTGACCTTGAACATGCAGCATATACATAATTGAAACAAAAGAAAAGGGGGCCGGTTAGGCCCCCTTTAGCTCAGAGATCCTCGGGGATCGGCATGTCGAATTTCTTTGAGATGGTCGGCTTGACGCGGTCCATCGTGCCCTCTGGCGTGCCGGAGAGCTGGGCCTCCTTGATGCGCACCTGATCGCGGGCGCGCTTCTGCTCAATGCGGCGGACCTCCTCCGAGATCTCGGTGGGACGCTCCATGAGCATCATGCCCTTGCGCTCAATAGTGCCCTTGTCCCAGTTGGAGGGCATCATCTGCGGGTGGCGGCTGGACGGCACTGGCTCCCAGCCCTCGCGGGCGATCTGGACCGTGTAGGCCGGATCTTCTTGGTTCCAGATCGTGTGGCGCTTCCACTCATAGGTCCAGCCATCCGGGATGATGTCCTTGGGAATATAGAACTCATCCGTGCCCTCATCCATGCCGCCATTGTCGTCCCGGATCTGGGCCGCGCGGGCCGCTGCGCGTGCGCGCGGATCAGCTTCGCGAAGCTCGGGGCGCAAGGACGCACGTTCAATGGTGGGGGCGGATTGCGCCACTTTCTCGGCGATTGCTCTTTGAAATTTACCGGTCATTGCATGCGTCCTTCTTTCTTGAGAAGCGCCTTGTTGCGGGCATATGCTTCCTCGGTCATGCCGAGATCGCGGGCGGTTTCTTTCTCTTCGCGGGTCAGGTGGGCGCTATTGCGCGACCCTGTCCCGTTGCCATTGCGGCTGACGGGCGCTGCGGGAGGCGCGCGGCGCTGGGTCACCTTGGCGGCGCCAGACGTCGGATCTTCATCATATTCAGCCGCCTGACGGCGGTTGATGCGCAGCGTATCCTCAATGACGCCAAAATAGTCGTCGCTGTCGGGCTGGTATCCATCAGCGACGGCCAGATTGTGAGCGGCGACCATCTTCTGGTACATGCGGGGATCCGTCACGCACTGAGGATGGCGGCGGACCCAGTCTGCAGATCGAGGGGAAAGCTGCGAAGCAAGCTCCTCGACGGGGTCAGAGTGGCGCGGAAGCTCGGGCGCCACAACTTTGGGCGCACGCTCCATGTGGGCACGGCCCCGCTCCAGCTCCATGAGCTTGGCGGCGTTCGTGCCCATCGTTTCTTGGATCTCGGCGGCCTTCGAATAGTCGCCGACCGACATTGCCTCACTATAATTGAGCTTGAGGATCTCGTTGTTGCGCTTGACCGTGTCGATTGCGTTGCGAACGAGCTGCAAATTGGTGTCTTGCGTCTCGTTTTTAGCCTCGGCGGCGGTCTGAAATGCCATTCTGGCATGTTTTTCTGCCTCGATGCGGGCCGCTCTCTCCTGCTCGAGCTTCATTTTCAGCTCTTTTATGCCCTCATCGGGTTCAAGAGCGTCATTCTGAGGGCTTTCGTCCTCATTTTCGATTTTTGCAGCATCTGGATCGTCTTTTTTAAGTTTTTCGGCTTCATTTTCGACGTCAGCCATAGGTTATCTCCTTAATAAACATTGTCGGGGTGCGGGATGCGGGCACGCACGGCTGTGTCGTCAAACATGCGGCACAAGACGCCATTGACGGTGATGTTCCATCCATCGCTGGGACGAAAAACAATCCAGTCTCCGACATCCAGACCAAGATCGGAAAACCATTTTCCATCTTCATCAACGAATGCGGACGGTCCGGTCTTGATGATTAAGCCCACCTTAGACTGATGGCGGTCTTCATCGCGGGCCTTGGTGGTCATGATGATGCCACCCTTGGTTTTTTCGGGGCGGATATATACCGCCACGAGGACTTGCGTGTTCATCAACTCGATTTCGCTGATGTCACCAAGGTCTTTCAGGAGAGCCTGCTTTGGATCGGCCTCATGATGCATCGCAATATTGTGGTGTGCTGACACGTTAGACATTATTCCCCCTCACTTGCTGGTCACGGCTACAGATAGCAGTCGCCTCGTCGCAAGCATCAAGAGCCATGCGGAGGCCGCTTATTATTCCTACTTGGTGTTTGTAAGTTGGGAAATCAATCGTCGCCAAACCTGTGGAAAGGTTTTCTTTCCGGTCTTCTATGGCGGTGATGATTAATTTCTTCAGCTCGCGCTCGAAGAGCGTGTTAAACGTAAGCATAGACCCCTCTTTGCTCCCCCTCGATGTAAGCGGGACGGCTGGTAGAAGGGGTCAAACCAGCCGTCCCTTAATCCGCGAGCTGACCGAACAGCCCGCGAATACTTTAGCCGCGACGTTTCTGGATCTCGGTCTTTTCAATGCGACCGAGGCCCGAACCGGCGCCTGCATCCATGTCCTTGTAGGAACGATATACCTTGCCGCCAGCCTTGCGGGGCATGGGAGGCATGCCGCCAGCCGGAGGCATAGGGGGAGCACCCATCGGAGCCCCGCCCATAGGCATGCCGCCACCCATCGGGGGCATGCCCATCGGCACGGGAACGCCACCGCCAGCGGGAGGACCACCGGCGGGAGGCATACCCGGCATGCCCGGGGGCATGCCCGGCATACCGGCATCGGCACTCTTGGGATTGATCATGATGTTGATGTGCGTGCCCTTGCCCTTGCCCTTGCCCTTGGGGGCCTTGCCCTCGGACAGCGCGCCGCCGCCAAACTTGTTGGCGCGGTGCAGGTGCTTGAGAGTTTCGGCGAGGTGGGCGCGCTTCGCCAGCTTCGGATTGGAGCTGTGCTCGGCCTTCGCCAGTTTCTTCGCCGGGATCTTCTCGCCCATCGGAACGTGCAGGGACTTGTGGAGCGCGCCCTTGTGCTCAATGGCGCCCTGTATCCACTTGCCCGCCTTGCCGCCATGCTTCAGTCCCTTCATGGACTGCTGCTTGTCGTGCTTCTCGTCGAGCTTGGACTTTTCCCAGTGCTCAAGGGTCATGCCGTGCTTCTTGGCGAGCTTGCGATCCTCGCGCAGATCCTGCTTGGAGTGCTCCCACTCCATGTGCGAGACCTTGCCACCCTTCTTGAGGTTGGGAGTGGCTTGCGATCCGGTGAACTTGAGGAATGCCGGGGAGTTCACGTTGGGCATGGGGGCCTGCGCGGCAGGCACGATGCCACCATAGTCGTAGTGCTTTGCCTTGGCGCGGCTGGGCTTGGACAGGTTTTGATCGTGCTTTTCAGTCGCGATCTGCTGCTTGGTCGAGGGCGCCTTCTTGCCAGCCTCGTCCTCCTGCGGACCATAGTGGACGTTGCCACCATCCTTGTGATGCGCGCGGCCGCCCTTCTTCATGGGGGGCATGCCGGGAGCAGCGGGACGGGGCATGGCCATTGGCGTGGGGGCAGGCATGCCCCGAGCGGGCATCGCGGGCATCCCCTTGGCGAATGGAATGCCCTTCGTTGCGGCAGCCTTCGCCTTCAGGATGGCCAGCATGCGAGGATCGGGACCAGCGCCTGCGGCGGGGGGCATGCCCGGGCCACCGAAAGCGCGCTTGGCGCGGCCACCAGATTTGAGGCCATGCATCATGGCGTCCATGTATGGCTTGATCATGCCGCCAGTCATTCCGCCACCCATGTCGCGGTGTGCGCGACCGCCCGTCTTCAGGGCGCCAACGTGCTTCTTGCCGGGGCGTTCGGCGTTCGCTTCCTTCTGGTCGCGGTTCATGAGGCTGTCAGCCGTCAGGGCGCGGCCACCGGACTTGCGGGGCTTGCGACCAGCGTGGACGTGGCCCTTGGCGCCCGTAACCTTGCCGCCCTTCTTGAACTGGCGCTGGGAGATGGGACGCATGCCCGTCTGCGCGTCGGCGTTCAGGGGCTCGGCGGGCGTCCAGTCTGAGCTGTCCACCTTCTGATCTGTTTCACCGGCGAGGCGCTTGGCCTTGCCCTTCATGGCCTCGCGGGCCTTGTGCGCCATGCTGTACATGCTTTTCTCCTCGGAGTTCCGGCGTCCCGGTTGCCACTGTGGCGTTAGTGAGTATACACTGAAACGGTATTCATTAAACGCCCCCTCATGGAGATCTATTATGGCCGTTGTTCGCACGTTCCCCAGTGGCTTTAAAATCTGGGGAGGCAAGCTCACCAAGCAGGAAGAAGCCGATTTTTACCGCCGGATTAGCGGTGGACCGACGAAAGTTTTGCGTTCTAGCCCCCATTATCCTGACGCCCAACCAATGGCGCCAACAGTGCAGCGCCAATTGCCGGAAGAACCGCCCCGTTCTTGAGCGCAGTTTCAAGCCGATCAATCCAACCCGGGCCTTCGCCAATGATACGGCGTGAGCGTTGGATGTCATCGCGAGTGGCGCCCCACTTGTTTGCCCACTCTTCGTCTCGGGCAAGGTTATTGAGCGCCTTTTGCGGGATATCTGCATTAAGGTTGAAAGCCTGACGAATGCCGGGTGTTTGATTGACTTGTTTGAGGAGAGCGCGAGTAGCGTCACCAGATCCCGGATTGGCAAATTCGTCTTCATAAGACAGATAGCCTGTATCGACACCGGGCTGTATTTTAACGCGCTGCGCGCCGGTAGAACCTTCAGGGCGGGCAAGTTCGATAGCCCTTTCAACTTGAGCCCGCGCGTCGCGGGAAAGCTCTGGGGCGCCGGGGTAGAAAGACGTGGCAGTGATGCCTTGGCCGGTATCAACAATGTCGTTTAGCCCGTGAGGTGCGAGACCTTCACGCATTTTAACTAATTCATCAACGGTTGCGGGTCGATCCATTGGCAAGAAATAGCTATTGGAAAGTTTAGGTGCTCCGCCAGCCCACGGCTTATGCCAAGCACCAGCATTTTGCGCGTCAATGTAGGCGCGCGTAGCTTCGCCAGCATTCAGCAATGAACGGTCAGCAGGAGCAACGCTTTTTGCTTCGCCAGATTGGAAAGCAACCAATGGACGAGCCACTTCACCCGGATTGGTTTCAAGAACACCAGAAGGTGTAGTGTACATGCCTTGCATTTGATTTGTCGGGCGAACACGCATTGATACGCCAGTTCCGGGGATTCCTAGGCCGGAATAAATCGCGTCTCGATTGCCGGGAGCGAATGCCCAAGAACTGCGAGGATCTGCGGCAAAAGCATTGCGTTCTTCCTGCGAGGCACCAACAGAGCCGGGTAGATGCTGTGTCACGGAACCCGGCTGCGCTTCATGCGTGGCAAAAGCAGTGTGCTTGTCGAAAGCATCGCCAATCGTGCTATTAGCATCTTGGAACGCATCCTCATAGGCAAGTTCTCTGGCCCGCTGAGATGCAAAGTTAGTAGCATCTTCGCCCTGCATTCCATTGGCCTTAGCAAGCGCAAGCTGCTCAGTCATACGCCGATCCAAAATAGCTGGGCGCTGATCAAGGATGTCGAGGGCCTTCTGCCGGACCCAAGGGGCAGCCTGAAGCTGCTCTCCAGTCCAGTTAGAACGACCAGCCAGATTGGCTTTGTTTGCGCGGTCAACAGCCAGCGCAGTCTCATAATCCAAGAACGAATGTTGAGTTCCGGTTAATGCAGCGCGTTGGGCATCGCCACCAGCTTCGGTGTAATTAAAATTTCGCGCATGGCGGAAATCATTCACTCCAGTTGCGCCGGGCTGTGTAAACTGATCTGGATTAATGAGACGTGCATATTCACCCGTCTTTTTTCCAAGCTGCATTTCATTGGGATCTTGCATCTCAATGGCGCGATTATGGGCTTCAAATTGCGCAGGACGCGCAGCTTTTACTGGCATGCCAGCGATTGAAGCGTTGTTTTCCTTGAGAGCGAACGCTAGCTCACTTTGCGGGCTTACGCCAGCCGACCATTGTCCTTCTTGCGCAGCCATCCACGCATTGGCTGTAGGATCTCCACCAGTGACAGAATTGACCGCAGCACGATAACGATCATACCAATCGCCGCCACGAGGATCCGCGCCAATGTAAGTATCGAAATTTTTGCGCAACTGATTAAGTTGGCGCTTATTTTCGATGTCGCGCGGACCTCCCACGAAACCGCTATTAGGATTGCCAGCTTCCGTGGGAATTAAATGCTGCTCTCTGCGAGCAATTTCAATTGCATCATCAACAGGAAGGTCACGGATGCTGGGGAGATCTGTTGCTTTAGTGATTTTACCACGCATTCCGGGGATCGCTGCCATAGCAGCATAAGGAGATGCTTCTGAAACAGTTTGACTGGTCTTACCAAGAATTGTTGCAAGTTCAGGAGCGGCCTTCAATGCTCCAACGTGAGTGGGATCCATGACACCGGCAACAGCTCCAAAGCGACTGCCAATTTCTGGGTTTCCCGTCAATTCAGTAGCGGCTTGTTCTCCAGACTTAATTGCGCCGGTAAGTGGAGCAGCAAACATTCCGCTAACACCAAGGCCATACTGAAGAGGACCACTTACGTTGTAGAGCGGACCTTTGTCGCTAACGGTATTTTCCAAACCTTGGCGAGCATATTCATTGGCGCTTTGAAGAGCTTCATTAACATTGCCAATGTAATTTTCAGTTCCTTTGCGAAGAGGCTCACCAATTGCGGCGCCAGCCTTTCCAGCTCCGATGCTGGCTTCCTCAATGGCTTTATATCCGGGGACATCGCGATAATCAGTGTTGTCGCCATAGGCCACGTTGCCCATCGGATCAACATAACTACCATCACTGCCATCAAAGTGGCGCCGGAGAACATGCAGCGCATGGTCAATGATGTGGCGATGCGTCATGTTCTTGTCTCCATTCGTTTCGCCACCACCAGCCCGCCCCTCACGGTGAAAGCGCGTCGCGCCGATGTCGGTGTAGTCGGGAAATTTATTTGCCCAACTGGGGGTGTTGCGGCCCAACGCATACTGCGAGCCCGGCCCCCAGAAATAGGTAGCGCCGCCCGTGTTATCTTCGCCCTGCAAGGCAGCATCGAGCGCCCCTGCAGCGGCCTGATAACGATCAGAGTCAGGCTTGATCTTGAGCGGATAGTTCGCCAAAGACTTGTTGCTCCACGGCTCAAACTGGTTCTTGCTGAACAAGACGTGCTCGGGCGTCGGCCCAAAGCGGCCCGAGTTAATCCGGTTCATGATTACATTGGCGATGCCCTGAGACTCCTCGGGATTGCCGCTGCTCTCGGCCGCAATCGTGCGGATGATGTAATCTGTCTGCTGAGGCGTCAGGTCCGTCATGCCGGGCTGCGGCGCGGCGCGGCCAGTCAGCTTAGGAGCAGCGGTCATGGCAGTGTCGATGGCGGTCTGAGCGGGCGCGGGCGTGGGGGCGGCCGTGTATTGAAGCGATTGAGCCGTTGGACTGGAAATGGGCTCCCCGCTCAAAGACAATACCTGCGTGCGGAACGCAGGCTTTGGTGCAGACGCCCGCGCGGAAGCTGCGGTCGAGGCAGGCGCCATTGGCGTCACGTCCTGCGCGACAGGCGTCAGGGCGGGCAAGAATGGGCGTGGAGCGCCGTCGGCGCCGGGCATGGCGTAGG